GCCCTCCCGGGCATATCCACTCGATCCTAGTAAGGTCGAGTCCGGTGATGAACCGGCCATTGGTTGGAACCCATTATCGTTCCGCCGACCCTTGTTATGAGGGCGATCGGGATGGAGGGGTATAAAGCCTCCACGAAGATCGCCGTAAATAACTAGGCCTAGTTTTATAATCTTTCCATTTAAGGTTAGACTTATAAAACGCGGGTCGATAGGGGTCCGCTTCTGGTTAGAACCAGCGTATATCACCCTAACTTATGAGAATTAACAAACAAATCCTTAGATTTATTTCGTTTCTTCCCAAACAGTTAGGCTGAATCCGGGGTTTCGTTAACCCCGGAGTCGCTCCAGGGGAATTTGACTTCTTAATCCAGTCTATCTTCCGAGTCTTCAAAACTCGTGGGATGGATGCTGGGATTGCCTTTGTTAAAGCAATCCGAGGGAACCTATTGAATTACCTTTCGGGTAATCCAATTAGGATTCCTGGAGTAAGAGTCACCTCTTCTGGATTACCCAAGGCTCTAGGACCTCTGGTTAAGTATATAGAAAAAGGCGCTTCTCCAGCTTTGCTGCAGTTCGTCTTAACTATATTATTTTCAACCAGAAGTCTGAAAAGTCGTCCTGAACTAAAGATCAAACCTATTGAAGAACCTTCGAAAAGAAGTGTTTCTTCTATAAGTTTTGGTCGTTTTAGTAAGGACTTCTGAAGAGAGCTTGGGTATCTCCATAAAGGTCATATCCCCCGCCGTCTACGATTCAGAAGATTTCACTTTACCACTAAGACAGGACCGTTTGGTCATGCCTTAGCGTCCTGGGTGGATGATCTTCTCAGTTTACCTAACCAGTTAACTGAGGCTATCAAAACCCTAGGAGGGGTGAAATTGACTGAATTTATAGATGCGGCCTTGGCCAATCGTGATATCCTTTCGGGTCTTCGCCAAGAGTATAAACTCGTTAAATCGGGTTATCCTCTTAGACGTTTATCCTTTTTTGCGGATAAAGAAGGAAAGTCTAGAGTAATCGCAATTATGGATTACTTTAGTCAAACAGTCCTGAAAGGGCTGCATTCCTATCTTTTTTCTGCATTAAGGAAGATTCCTCAGGATATGACTTTTGACCAAGGGGCTTTTAAGGACCGCATAAAGGATTGAGAAGTCTTCTACAGTGTTGATTTATCATCAGCTACTGATAGATTTCCTATCGATCTTATATGTGACGTCCTCAAAGGCCACCTTCCAACTACCTATGTGGATGCATGGAAGCACATTATGGTGGGCTACCCATTTAAAGTTCCGACTGAAAATAGAGAAATCTATTATTCGGTCGGTAACCCGATGGGAGCCTATTCATCTTGGGCTTCATTTGCAATCGCACATCATTACCTTTTTTATATGATCGCCCGAGAGCAGAATAAGAGCTGAAGAGCTCTTAAATATGTTCTATTGGGAGATGATATATTAATTGGTGATGATGAGGTAGGGAAAAGGTATTTAGAGGTGATAGACGCCCTAGGTGTAGAAGTCTCATTAGCAAAAACTCACATTAGTCAAACGACTTGTGAGTTCGCGAAGAGATGGATACACAAAGGTGTCGAGATATCCCCTGTACCTATTTCTGCTCTAAAAGGTTGTGGTAAGAAGTATTATCTTCTTACTTCCTTTTTAATGCAGTTAGAGGGAAAGGGATATGTCATTGATTCATACCAGAAGGTGGTCCAGGACTTCTTTAGTAAGATTTATCCTCATAGGCGCTCTTTTAGAAGAACGCTTGGGAATAAGGCTTACTTAGTTGAACAGATAATTAGAATTATCTGAGGAGGGTCAGCGGCTTACCATCTCAATGAGATTAGTAAGGCACTGGATATCCCCTTAACTATAGTGTCTGATGTAACCGCGAATCGAATTCTCGGTGAAGTCAGCCTAAAGTTATTCAACCAGAGTGATCCTACTAGAAGCTCAGGGGGGAAACCCCTTGGGCTTTTAGCAGAAAACCTAGTTATTTATTTAACTGGGTTACTCGAAGAAAGACCTGAAGCCATGACTTTCCTGGAGAACCCCGTTTTGCATGCCTACGGATCAATCGAACAGAGTTACCTTGATTTAATCAAGATGACTCGTTCGGGTCAATTCGTAGGAGCCACTGGTCAATGACCTTTAGTTTTAAAGTCAATGGCCGTTCCTCTGTCTGATGAATTATTCATCAGTAGAGAAAGTGACGTCAATGCATTAGGGGCGTCCAGAATAGGTAAAATGGTTGAGCAAGCCCATCAGAGATAATTTATCTCTTGGGGGTATGTGTAAAGAGATTCTTTATTAGAATTTCCTTGCACTGCTTTGCCATTTTATACCCACCAGGGGAATCACCCCTGGAGGAGCC